GTGTCCGCGCCTCCCAACGCTCCATAAAAACGGGTCTCATCGCTGATCTCCCTGGCGGGTGTTGTGATGGTCACCGTCGACCAGGTGACACACGTGTTCCCCGACCTGGGCCTTGAGCAGCTTGCCCGGGCCAGCAGGGCAGTCATCCCACGGCAGCACCACGACGGAGCAGAATGCCCCGCAACACGGACAGATGACATACACGAACGCCGCGCCGATATCTGGTTGGCGCCACCGATCCAATTCCCTGGCCAGCGCGTAGTACTTCGCCCATGCCGCGCGGCGCGCCTGCTCCGCACCATGAGCGATGTCAAGCGCTTGATCGGTCATCGCAGGCCCGCCAGGATGATCAGCGGCAGCTCTTTGTACCGCATGTATTCCGGCAAGCTATGAGTTTCGTAGGCCTCTAGCGCCTGTTCATGGGACCAGCCTTTGCCGTATCGGTCGCGCGGAGAAGGCCATACCGGGCGGGACACGTGGGCGCGCACCAGATGGCCGCTATCCTTTTCGGTACCTACGAGCCATAGCTGATCGATGCCCTCGGGGTAGCCATCCTCGTTCATAGCATCCGGGTCATGGAATCTCACACGGCCCATAGGTGCCAGGTTGTTCAAATCATCGATCATGTCCAGTTGCTTGAACACAGACAGCGTGACCTGTCGTGACCCAACCATGAGGACCCGAACCGTGGCGGTCAGAGTTTCCACGGTGGCAGTACTGATAGTCCCGGACATCAGATCGAACCTGACCCGAACGTGAAGTCCGGCAGCGCCGGCTTGCCGTCGAGCCGGCCGAACAGGTGCAAGGCGAACTCGTGGAGGTTCACGTGCTCATCAGACGGTGCGAACACCTGGTAAGCCCAGCCCTCACCGAACACGGCAGAGTGCAGCATCTTGAGGTCTTCATAGGTGGGCATGTGGTCCGTCCATGCCACCGATGCATGGACCCAGTCGTTGCCGTCCGTGTCGGCGCAGCTGACCAACAGGGACCCACGGTGGTCGGGGGTATGCAGGTACCAGCCGTCGGCACCGAACGGCCTCGGCGCAGACCACCGATCACGTCCCAGCCGTCGGCGGATCTCCAGCGGATCGAGTGCACCGCGCCATGCCGCAGGCCCGCTCATGACGATGGGGTGTGGACGATCGAGCGCTGGCAGCCACACGCGAAGTCGTGGTCGAGCATGCGCAGGGGGTCGATGCCGAACATGGCCGGGTAGTACCAGCGTGTGCAGACCGCGTCGCGTCCCCTGGGTGTGCACGCGGCGCCGGATGCCACCGAGACGTAGGCATCAACCTTGGGGTTGTACATGATCTGGGCGTTGCACCACCGGCAGAGGATCGCGCTGTCAATGGTGGTCACGGTGTGCTCCGAGCGCCGTGTTCGGGACAATCGATCGCTGGTACGACCAGGTGCCAACGCTTGTCGGCACCGTCACCCGGGGCACGCCATTCACAGAGGCAGTCGCGGGTGCGTGAGTGGCAGGCGCCGCAGTAGCCCATCCATTCGTCGTACGGGTTGTTGCTGGCGCGGCTGCAGATCGGGCAGGTGTAACTCATGGTCGGACCCCGGTTGGTCGGCTGGTGGTCGGTGGCGGTTCGGGTGGGGGCAGGCCGGCGTGGTCGGCGGGGTCAGGTCCGGTCACCGCGTTGCGGCGGTAGGGGTCGGGCCAGCGGGAGTCGGGTCGTGGTGGGACGGGGCCGACGGGGTCGCGGTGGCCGTTGGGTCCGGCGTCGCCGGCCTGGTTGGCCTGGCGGACCAGCCATTGCACGCCGGGGTTAGCTGCGACGTTGTCCCGTCCCGTCCCGTCCCGTCCGGGCACGTGAGTGGTCGGACCTGACGCGACCGGGTCGGTACCAGCGGTGGTCGGGTCCTGGTCGGTCCGCTCGGCTGCTGGCGGTAGCAGGGTCATGCCTGCGGCGTCGGGGGTGCGGTTGTTCTTGCGGGAGTTGCAGCCGCGACAGGCCACGACGAGGTTCGCCGCGCCGGCGGCCACGGCCGGGTCGACGTGGTCGAAGACGAGGCCGCGCGACGAGCGGCGGTCGGCGTAGGTGCAGACGGTGTCGCAGTAGCGGCAGCGGTCGCGGTCGCGGCGGCGGACGGCGGTGAGTAGTTCGCGGTCGCGCAGCTCGGCGGCCTTGGCGCGGGCGAGGTCGTACTCGTCGCGGGTGGGGTTGGCCTTGAGGTAGTGGTGGACGAAGTAGTCGGCGCCGGTGGGTGGCCAGCGGCGGCCCTCGAGGCACTCGCAGGTGGCGTCGCGGGGGTGGATGAGTGCGGTGGCGCCGTCGGGTGGGTCGGTAAGCAGTTCGCGTAGGCGTTTGGAGCGGACGTGTTCGTTGAAGATGAGCGCGGGGACGTACCCGTCGGTGAGGTGCCGGGCGCAGTAGATCATGAGTGCGGTGACCATGCCGAGGATGCGGTCGGCCTCGCCGCGGGAACGGGCCAGGTGGATGATCGCGGGGTCGTCGGCGAAGCCGTCGTCAAGGCGTAGCCACGACATCGTGCCTCCGCGCAGGTCGGGCGGACAGGTGGCGGAAGTTGTGGATGGACCAGTGCCAGGCCGACTTGGGGGCGTGGCAGCCGCACCAGGTGATGTCGAAGTGGTGGTGCAGCAGGTCGCAGGCGTTGAGCCGGTCCAGGGCGGCCGGGTTGGCGATGAGCTGGCCGGCGACCTCGTAGGCGACCAGGCCGCCGGTGTCGTGGTCGTGGGCGTAGGTGACCAGCTCTTCGAGGACGCGCAGGTCGGCGGCGATGTCCGGGGACATGCGGTTGAGGGTCAACAGGGACTGGTAGGGCAGGATCTCGGTGTTCATGGGTGGGCTCCTCAGATGCGGGTCAGCGGGCCACGGGCGCGCCGCCACCTGCAGGCGGCGTCGAGGTCAGCCGCGGCCACCCGCCTGGGGACGGCGGCGGCGGCGCGGCGGCGGCCGGCCGAGACGGGTACGCCTGCGGTGTCGAGCAGCCGGACGATGCCGGCCTGGGTGTCGGTGAGGCGGGTCACCGACAGGCGCGCCGGGGCACGGGACTCGCCGCAGTTGCAGCCGGTGCACTCGGCGCGCAGGTTGTCCGACCCGTCGCCGCCGCCGTGCTCACGGCGGATGATGTGCCCGACAGTGGTCGCCCGGGCGCCGCACACGTGCCCGTCGACGATGGCGTGGCAAGTGTGGCCGTCGCGTTCGAGGATCCAGTCGCGGATGCGTCGCCAGCGGGCGGTCGAGCCGCGGGCGGTCAGCGCGCTGCTCACCACAGGTCCGGCTGGGTCTGGGGGTGCGCGTCGAACAGGGTCGGGTCGTTGCGTACGGCGCGGGCCGCGGCCGGGACGCCGGCGAGCGCGACGATCAGGTCGGACAGGGCCTTGACCGGGACCTTGCTGGCCGAGTCGACCTCGATAGTGATCGACTCGGGGCAGCCCCACGGTACGGGCGGGTAGACGGCGTTGAGGGTGAGTACGTCGCTGACCTGTGCGTTCAGGTCCGGGTCGACGGTCAGTGGTGCGTTGTGCTGTCCCATGAGGACTCCTCACGTTGTGTGTTAAAGATTTCCCGGTAGGCGACCGGGCGCGGGTCGGTCAGGAGAGCGGGTGCTCACCGCAGGACGTGCCCGGCGATCGTGCCGAGTGCGGCGCCGATGGTGCCGCCGACGACCGAGCCGGTCAGGACGGCCCACGCGACCCGGCAGGCGTGACGGGCGGTCTCAGCGGTCCGGGCGCTCACCAGCGGCGAGCTGCGTGCGGTCCAGATGACCAGCGGGTCGCTCGAGCGGCGGGGCGTGACGGGCCGACTCCTCGGGAAGGTTGCACCAGCAGTAGGCACGGCCGCGGTAGTCGCGACCCAGAGAGTGGTCGCGTCGGTAGACATGCGTCGCGGGCGTGGTATCCACCGCCATGCTGAAAAGTCTTTCATATTCCGGCCCTCCAGCGTCCACGCACATCGCTGCTGCTGTGCGGGCACGTGGCCCAGTGGGGCATCCAGCGGGGACCGCGCCAGTCGGTCAGGGCCGACCCGGACAGGACCCGGGCGACAGGACCGAGAGCGGTCGGAATGAGCGCGACATTGCCCAACGGGTCCGGCCGGTCATTGAGGATCATCTTCTTGCCACGCTCCGTGCGCTCGAAACGCACCGGTGCGGCGCAGTCGCGACAGGTCCCACTCATGGCGTTGCCTTTCGGCGTTGGCGTGCCCGTACGGAGGCGAGGGCGAGTCGGGTGAAGTAGGCGCGTCTGGCGGCGCGGGCCCGGGTCTCGCGGTCGGCCTCAGTGAGGGTGCCGTCGGGGTCTACCTCGCGTCGGAAGCGCTCGTCGCGGGCGGCGCGAGCCGACGCGGTGCGGGCGGCGCGGTCGCGTGTGTGCGCCCATGAGCGGTAGGCGGCGGCGCGGGCGTGCAGGGTGCGTTCGGTGCTAGTTTCCATCGGTCGGTCTCCTTCGTTGCAAGGGTTCGACTCAGGCGTCGCCACCGGGGCAAGCGGTGGCGGCGTCTCGTTGTGTGGGCACGAGTTCGCGTTCGAGGGTGTCCGTGGGGATCAGGTAGCCCCGGCCTCCGCGGACCGCCTCGATCCGGCCGTCGCGGATGCGCTGGCGGATCGCTTCGTCGCAGCGGCGGGTGAGGATCGCGTACTCGTGAACGGTGTAGAACCGGGGAGTGGTGTCGGGTTGCCCTGACACTGGTCGCGCAGTCATAGAACGATCGCCGTTCATTGCTGCACCTTGCCTTTCTGTGTTCCGAGTGGCTCTGTCTGGCGTAACGGATTACAGGCTGGCATAGGTAATGCGCTTTAAGTCAGTCTTTGTACTAATAGGTGCAGTTTGGTACGTATTGGCGTACTTTGGGCTAATGTGGACTAGTTGGACTGTCGGGGTGGCCTGACATGATCGACTCATTGCGGCCCTGTTGCGTGCACAATCGCCGATCGTGGCCAAGGACAGGCAGCCCAGCGCGACCCCACGGAGCAAGGTGGGCCGGCTGCTGTTCGATGTCCTGAACGAGGACTACGCGGGCAACAAGACCCGCATGGCCGAGGCTCTCGCGGTACCCCGCCAGACCTTCTACCAGTGGTTGGACCACCCGGCGCCGCCGATCCCGAAGCCGGAGCACCGTCAGCGCATCGCCCGGCTGCTGCGGGTCGACGTCACGGTCATCAACACGATGATCGTCACGGACCTGGGCTACCCGGTGACGTCGGTCAGCTCCAAGGCGCTGCCGGTGGCGGTGCTGGTCGACCAGCTGCCGGCCGACGAGGCCGCTGAGGTCGAGCGCCTGACGCTGGCGCGGGTGCGCCGCAACACCCAGATACGCAAGGGCCGGCGCACGTAGGTACGCCGGCCCTGAGGTGGTGCGTGTGCCTCAGATGTCGCCCATGACGTTGACACGGTCGTAGGCGCGCCGCGCCCGGGCGGAGCGGGCCGAGCGGCCGTAGCGGCTGAGCATCTGTGGTGAGGACCAGCCGTTGAGCTCCATCAGGTCGCCCTCGGCGCCGCCGGCGTCGAGCCAGCGGTGGGTGAAGTTGTGCCGGAACATGTGCGGGTGCAGGTGCAGCCCTATCGCCTGACCCCGGCGCTGGATCATCTGGAAGATGCCGCTGGGACTCAGCGGCTCCCGGTTCTTCTCACCGAGCCACAGCTGCGGGAGGGCGGCCTTCTTGTGCTCGGCGCGTACGCGCAGGTAGCGGTCGATGGCCTGGGCGGTGCGCATGTCGAACTTCACGATGCGCTGGATGTCACCCTTTCCGGTGACCAGTGCGGTGCAGTTTCGCAGGTCAATGTGGTCGACCTCGAGGTTCGCGAGCTCGGATAGTCGGACGCCGGCGCAGGCGAAGAACCGGATGATCGCGGCGTCGCGTCGGGACACAAGGTCGCGTCCTTTCTCGCAGCCTTTGATCAGCGCGGTGAGGTCACTGTCCTCGAGGACCGGGACCACCTTGTCGGTGATTGTCGGTGGGCTCATCCGCGCCATCGGGTCGGGCAGTTCCTCCTCGGCGGCCCACCATTTCCAGAACTGCTGGATGGCCCGGTACTGGTTGTTGGCGTAGCCGGACTCGTAGGGCTTTCCCTGCGGTGTGCGTGCGTCGTTGAGCAGCCACACCATGTAGCTCTCGAGGACGGACTTGCGGACCTCGGCGAAGTCGGTGATGCCGTTGGCGGCGAGCCAGGTGGCCATCTTCCTGGCGGCACCGAGGTAGGTCACCAACGTCTTGGCCGCCCTGCGCTTGGCGCGAAGGGACAGCTCGAAGGCGCGGATCATGACGGTGAGGGTCGCGGGCACCTCGGTGCCCTGATCGACCATCGGGGCAAGCGATGGTAGATGTGTCATTGGATAAGCGGACTCTCTCTGACCGTTGTGCGGGGTGGTAGTGGATCACCATCCTTGCGTTTCCGCAGGTCAAGAGGGGTTTGTGGGCGCGGCAGGTTTCGAACCTGCGACCCTCCGCTTGTAAGGCGTACCTGATCGAGCGATGTGCTCGTACGCTGTGCAAACGGCCCTCCGGACCACCGGAAACGCGATAGGCGGATGGTGGCTGAAGCACTGTAGCCCGCAACGTCGGGGACCGCCAGAGGAGCTGTCTCAGGCCACACGGAACGCGCGTATGAATGATCCTTGCGAGACATATAGCGGAGTTGATGCCACAACCTGGGCTGCCTGCAACTGCAGCGTGCCGGCAGTAGCGCCGACAAAGTGAGCCATTGACCACTGTGATGTGGTCAAGACGCTGTTAAGAGCCCCATGGAAGAACTCCGTCGACGGCGATGCGGTACTGCGACTTGCGACGAAAAAGTAAGGTCCACCCACATTGGTCGCGGTGTAGTCCAGTGCATGTATCGATGCGTTCCAGTAGACGCCACTGCCTACGGGGTATGTCCATCGCCACTTCGTATCGGCGTTCTGGTCGGTGTAGAACGCAAGCGTCATGTCGAGCTGATAGATGCCATTCGCCACCAGGGGAACGGCCATCCCCGGAACGTTGGTGTACGTGGTCCCCGTGGTTGACCAGTCGACTACAGACGGTCGGTAGAACGTGGGCGCCGTTTGTGCGACTGTGCCCTCGACCGCCAGCGCGAGTGCCTTTACCTGGGCGGGGCCGTCGGGCGGGTCGGGGGTTAGTTCGGGGTAGGGCCAGCCGTACTTCGGTGTGGTGCCCATGATGGCTTCTTTCTGTCAATGCGTCATCCGCCACCGAGGATGACGGCGGTGCGGTGGAAGGTCAGGTACAGGACCTGGCGGCCGACGACGGGGGCGGGGCCGAGGTACATGACACCGCTCAGCGGCGCGCCGTCGCCGCAGTCGATGGTGGCGGTGGCGGTGGTCGTGTTCACGGCGGTGACGGTGGCGAGGTAGGCCACGAGAGGGCCGTGCGGGGCGACGCCGCCGGTGGTGGTGTTGGCGAGTCCGGTGAGCGGGTTGGTCACTGTGGCCTCCGCACGGCCTGCTCGACGCCCACGTTCGACACACCGATCTTGGTGGTGGGGACCAGGTTGGCGACGGACTCGATGTAGACCTGCTGGAAGGCGAGCCCGATGTTGAACACGGAGCCGGCGCCGCCCTCGAGTTCGGCGGTGACGGTCCGGCTCTTGTGCCAGTCGATCGTGGTCCATGGTCCGTAGACCGGTCCCGCGCCGTCCAGGTCGATCCATGCCCGGGCGCGGATCCGGTAGCCGGTGAGGACGATGCTGGTGTTGGTGAGCCCGGCGTACTTGACCGAGAAGCTCGCCTTCAGGCGGAGTGACTCGGGCACCGGCCAGGTGTAGGCGGTGTACAGCTGGGCGTTGGCGGCGCCGTTGCCTACGTAGAGGATCTCGGAGCCGCCTTCTTTGACGGTGCCGGCGGTTGCCGACCATCCTCGGGCGCTCGCGCCGGTGAGGTCGACTGACGGGGAGGCGAGGTCCTGCCAGTCGGCGTCGTCGCGGACCTCGTACGCGTCGGTGAGCACGGTGGTGCGGGCGCCGGACCACCGGCCGACGGGCACGAACGTGCGTACGGTCAGGCCCCACTCGTCGGCGGCGGTGGCGCCGATGCTGGCGGCGGTGAGGATGCCTTTGGTGGCGATACCCTGGTTGTCCTCGACGCGGATGATGTCGCCGGCCTCGAGCCCGTACACGGGTGAGCAGTCGATGCCGAGGTCACGGACCTGGGTGAGGGTGTTCTTGAGGACGGTGTCGGCGGCCGTGGTTGCGGCGGTGTCGTCGGTGATCGAGTTGGAGTCGACCTCGATGGTGACGGTGCCGAACGGGCCGCCGGCGGCGGTGTCGGCGTCGGGGTTGGTGTAGGCGTGTACGAGGCGGCGCTGCTCGACGCGGGTGCGGGCGCCGGCGGCGGCGACCTCGCGGGTGTAGGTGACCAGTGCGGTGTTGGCGATGCCGTCGCGGGTGATCTCGGAGGCGAGCTGCTCGAGGTTGCCGAGCTGCCCAGGGCGCACGGTGATGTCGGAGGCGTAGGCGGCGTCGCGGGGCACGACCAGGCGGAACGCGGCCGCCCCGTCCAGAGTGGTGGTGATGCGCCGGCCCAGGCGGATGGCGAGGTCGGCGGCCGCGGTCGCGCGGGAGCCGGTGTACTGCAGGCGAGCCTGGGGCTTGAGGACCGCGTCGGCGGTGCCGGGGTCCACGGCGACCGTCCACCACGGGACGATGCCGGCCAGCGCCTCGGTGAGCATGGTGGTCAGCCGGGACAGGTAGGTCTGGGCGGTGGTGACCTCACCGGCCGCGAGGGTGGTCAGGGCGTAGTCGGCGACCAGGGCGGCGACGTCGGCGGCCGTGATGGTGATCGTGCCGTCGAGGGGGTTGAACGCGAGTTTGTCGACGCGGTAGTAGCCCAGCGGGACCGCGATGATGGTGCCGCCAACGCGCTGCACGTGGTGGGTCAGGTGGACCCAGGAGCCGAACGGGGTCAGGTAGTCGGTGACGTCGTCGGTCTCGGTGGTCCATGACATGACCTCGATCTGGGCGGTGCGGCACGGCATGTTGCCCTGCTCGGTGAGGGTGACGTGACCGGAGCGCACGTGCATGGGGTGCCAGTCGCCGCCGGTTGGGGCACGGACGTCAGCCACGCACTTAAGACCGTGGGCGCGGGACTCGACGTCGCGGATGTCGGCGCCACCCGGGATGGTGATCACTTGCGGTTCCCGCCGATCAGGGACAGCCAGTCCGGGAAGGACTGCACCACCCAGTCCCAGGTGACCGGGCTGGGGTCGCCGGGGCGCTGCGGGTAGCCGTTGACGACGTCCTGCCAGGTGACGTCGACGATGCGGTCGCCGGCCATACGCAGCGGGTCGTCGACCTCGATGTAGTCAAACCGGCAGAACCAGGCGGCCTTCGTACCGTCGCGGGCGAAGGTCGCCTCACCGATCGCCATCATGCACGGCGCGAACCCGACGTCATGGCACAGCGTGAGCAGCAGCGGGTTGCCGGTGGCTAGCAGCGACTCGATGCCGTCGCGCGCGGTGCGGCTGGGCAGGTGCAGCACGACCGAGCCGCGCCGGCCCTGGCGCACGTCGTGCACGACCAGGGGCAGGCGCCGGCCGGAGATGTCGTACACGTGCATGTAGGCGGGCAGCTGCTCGTCGTCGGTGTTGACGACGGTGACCTGGCGGGAGGCCTGGGGGTGGGACACGTCGCGTAGCCATGCCTGCGCCGGGGTGGTCAGCGACGCGCGTACGTAGGCGGGGTTGTCGGCGGTCGCGGCGACCGGACACAGCACCCAGGTGACCAGCGTGCCGAGCGGTGGCCGGTAGTCCTCGCCATACCCGGCGCCCGCGCTGATCCACACGGAGTCCTCGAACCCGGGAATCGGGACCAGGTTGGTCGCCCCGGTGGCGACGCGTTTGACGGTGTACCCGGCCGGGGCCTCACGTACGTCGAACTGCACGTAGCCGTAGTCGCCCTTCCACTGCACGGTCAGGGTGGTGCTCACACGACCACCACCCGCCGCCGCGTCAGGTCACGGGCCGCCGACGTGGCGGTGGCCCGCAGCTTGACGTCGATCAGGTTGGCCATCTTGCGGTCGGACACCTGCACCACAACCTGCGGGGCGGCGGTCAGCGACGCGAGCGCTGCCCCGCCGCCGGCCGTGGTGGTCGTGCCCATCGCAGCGGGGCCACCACCCGGTCCTTCACCGCGGCCGCGGGGAGGCGGGGGCATCGGCGCGGCCTGCACGACGATCGCGTTGCCGGTCACCTTGTTGATGAGCGACTGCAACGGCTTCGGGATCTTGACCTTGTTGATCCAGCTGATGACCTTCTCGACGGCGGCCTTGACGGCGTTGAACGCGGTCGTCATCGGGTCTATGACGTAGGACTTGATCCAGTCCCAGACCGCTTTCATCGGCGCCTTCAGCGCGTCCCACGCTTTCGAGATGAGGTCGACTGCGATTCCGACGGCGGCGCTGATCAGCTTGAACTGGATGATCCACGGGAGCAGGACATAGGACTTAATGAAGTTCCAGGCGGCTACGGCGGCGGTCTTGATGCCTGACCAGGCGCCGGCCACGATCCTGCGGAAGGTCTCGGACTTGTTGTAGGCGATCACGAGTCCGGCGACCAGGGCGGCGACGGCGATGACGATCAGCCCAATCGGGTTCGCGGCGAGCGCGGCGTTGAGCACCCACTGCACGGCAGCCCATGCGGCGGTCGCTGTGCGCGCGATCAGGCCCTCTTTGGAGAACAGTTTCGTGGCGGCGGTGGCAATGGTCGTGGCGGCGGTGTAGGCGGCCATTACTCCGTTGGTGAGCAGGACCGCGGCGGCCAGGCTGCCGAAGACGATGACGAGGGTGGTCACGGTGGTGGTGTTGTTGGCCATCCACGTACCGGCGGTGACCAGGGTGGTGGAGAGCTTGTCGAAGATGGGCAGCAGTCCGGCGCCGATGGACTCTTTCGCCTCGTCGAAGGCGAGCACGGTGCGCTGCCAGCGGCCGGCGACGGTGTCGGCGGCGGCGGCCGCGGCGCCGCCGGTCTTCGCGGCGAGCTCGGCCATGATGGCGGTCATGTCGCCGGACTTGAGGACGGCCTTGTCCAGGCCGGGTACGAGCTTGCCCAGCGCGGTGGCGTTGCCGGCGTAGGCCTTGGCGACCGCGTTGGCGACGGTCTCGGTGTCCTTGCCGGTGGCCACGGACACGTCCATGACGGTGGCCATGGCCTGCTGGGCAATGGTCACGTCACCGGTGGCCCGGGCCACCGCGGCGAGGGCGGGGCGCAGCTGGTCGTCGGCGATGCCGGTGGCGAGGGCGGTCTTGGACACCCAGTCCTCGGTCGCGGCGATCTGCGCGGTGGTCGCGCCGGCCGATTTACGCAGCGAGTTGGCGAGCACGGCCTGGGCCTTAGCGTCGTCGGCGGCAGCCTTGCCCATCGCGCCGAGCGCCACGACCATCGCGGTGGCGGGGATCGCGGCGGTACGCATGCCGGAGGCGAACTTGGAGGCGTTGCTCGACGCGGTGGCCATCGCACGGGCGGACTGGGTCGCGTCGGCGAGGATGCGGATCACCAGAGTCGTTGACTTTGCCACCTAGTCCTCCGTCTCCGTCGCGTCGTGCAGCAGTTCCAGCACGGTGGCGATCTCGGCATCGTCGGCGCGGTCCCAGTAGTCGGGCGGGATCTGGGTCGCCAGTGCTAGCGCTACGCTCAAGCGGGCTCGGCTGCCCTCCGGGTAGGGTCCACCGTCTCGTCCTCGCCCTGGTCCTCGTCCTCGTCGTCTCCCTTGCTGATCTCCCAGGCCCGGTCGCAGAACTCGTTGAAGTTGATCTTCGGGATCTTGTTGAGGCGGGTCAGGGCGTGCCAGGCGATATAGGTCTGGTAATACATCGGGCCGTCCTCCATGGACGGCCACTCGCGGTGGCGGCCGCGCTCACGGTCGAAGGCGACCATGTCCACGTTGAGCGCGCGCACCCGGTGCTCGGTACCGTCGTCCATGACGACCCGCATCCACGGTGTGGTCAGTCTCGGTTCGGGCATTCAGCTGTCCCCTCGGATCGACGCGAGGATGCGTTCGACCTGTTCCTCGTAGTAGGTGGTCCACTCAGGCTCGGTGGCGTGGGCGGCCTCGACCACGTAGGGCTGTGGCGCGATGTTGTGGCCGGGCCAGCCGAACTCGATGACCGCCGCGTACGGGACGGCGGCCTTGCCGGCGCGCACAATCGCGGCTGTCTTCGTGCCGGCCGGGCGCAGGGTCGCGGCGAGCTGCCCGCTACGGTGCGGTACCCGCCCGCCGGCGGCGGCGGTGACGATAGCCGCGGTGCGTTTGTTCACCGCGGTCAGGTCGGACAGGTCGGCGCCGGCGGCCTTCATGGTGGCGCGCAGCTGGCGGGCGCCGTCCACGCGCATGATCGGGGCGGGCATGGTCAGGGCGTGACTGGCTCGAGGACGGGCTCGCCGACGCAGTCCCACTCGAAGTCGGTGCGCATGTTCTTCTTGACCTCGTCCGAGCCGACGTCCAACGGGTCGACGGTGACGGTGCCGTTGATCTCTTTGCCCTCGGCGGTGTTCGGCACGAACACGAACGGCACCTGGGTGCCCTTGTTGGTCCACGTGTACTCGACCAGCCCGCCGTCGGACAGGTCGATCAGCACGTTGCCGGACAGCTTGCCGGTGTAGGTCGTGCCGCCGGCGATGGTCTCGCCGCACAGGACGGGAGTGTCGTCCTCCTTGTCCTTGTCCCACTTGACCCACGCCCCTGCCAGCTGGCAGGACATGTCCACGGTCGTGGGTGTGGCGGACAGGATCAGCGTGCCCGGCCCTAGTTTGGTTACTTTCCCCGGCATGCCGGTAGTCCCTTCTAGATGGTGATCGCGAACTGCAGACCGGGTATGGCCTGGCCGTCGCCGACCAGGATCTGTACCGGCTCGATACGGGTCAGCTGCCAGTCCTCGAGGGCGGCCGTGACCACTTCGGTCAGCTGGTCGCCGGCGGCGACGAAGGTCTGCGGGTCCGGGCCGGGCAGTGCGACCAGCACCGTCCAGTCCAGTTCAGACACGCACCAGGTGACCGGCCGTGACGCCACCCATACCGGCCAGCAGGTGTAGGGCTCGACGGTGCGCGGCTGGGTCGGCGTCGCCCGCAACACGTGGTTGGCGCCGTCGATGGTGACGGTCAGCCCGTCCAGCGCGGTGACGATCTCACCGCGCTGGACAGACTGTGTGGGTGCCTCGGCCATGGCCGGTCAGCTGCGCTGCACACCGGAGTCGGGCCAGTCCGCCGACCCGGGATGGGCCTGCTCCCGGCGGACCCGCTCCTCACGCTCGCGGTTTTCCCGCTCGGTACGCTGCTCGTCGGTCTCGTCGTCGCCCGGCTGGGCGTCGGTGTCGACCGGGCGCTGCTCGTCGTCGCCCGGTTCGACAGGGCCCGTACCCGGAATGTTGATCTTGTTGCCGTGTTCGTCTCGCATCATGTGCTCCTCTCGGTTCAGCCGAAGGCGAACTTGCGCAACGGCCGTTCGTAGCGTTCGATCTCGGCGTCCCAGCGCGACAGGCGGGCCTGCCCGTACTCGCCGTCGGTCATCCCGAGCGGGACGCTCCGGGCAGCCGCGGCCCGCCCGCACCGGCGGAACAGGGCAAGGCGCAGGTCAGACGGGTACAGGTCCGGATCGCCGGGCCAGCCGACCGGCACCCGGCACACCCGGACCTGGTTGGCCAGCTCGCCGTCGCAGATCTCCTGCAGCTGCTCGTCGGTGGTCTCCGCACTGACCTTCAGCCAGGCCCGGACCTCATCGACGTCGGGCACACTCGCCACGGCGGCCCCCTTCAGCGTTGCGGGTGGGCCGGGCGGCGGCGGTCCGGGCGACCGGGAGGGCCACCGCCGGACCGTGCACCGCCCGGCCCCCATCCCCCGGTCACGGAATGACGGCTGGCGGGGTGACCTTCGCGAACCCGTCAGGCTCGAGGAACCCGAACGCGGTGTAACCGCCATAGGCCACTTCGACACCGAGGATCGACGGTTCAACGGCGCTGAGCAGGCCGATACGCTCCTCGTAGAACTCGGCCATCTTCGATGAACCGATGATGCAGGTGCCAGCCGGGAACGTCGGGACCACGATGCGGGGCAGCGCGAGGACCACGCCGGCGAAGTTGGCCAGCGAGCTGGTCCCGGCAGTCTCGCCGCTGGTGCCGGACGGGAACACCATCCGCGCCACGTCGACCATCGGGCCCAACTGCGCCCACACGTCCAGCGAGCACCAGATCATGTCCGGTAGCCGGCCACAACCGCCGTAGACCAGCACTGCCGCCTCGTACAGGGCCTTGGCCCAACCCTTGAGGTCGTCGGTCGCCGCCGCCACCGGGCCGCCGATCCCCGCGTTGGCGGCGAACGCGGTGGCGGTGGAGGTCTCAGTGTCGACCTGGTACACATCGGCGAGGTCGGTCACCAGGATGTCCCAGGCGGTCGGCGAGGTCCAGTCGATGTCCTGCCGGCTGATGTCGACGTACCCGCCGTGTGTCTCCTTGATGAACTCCACCGAGCCGACGATCATCTTCTGGCTGGGCAGCGCGGTCTTCTCCGCGGTCTGCTTGCCTGACGTCGCGTGCTGGGTGATACGCGGGCGGCCGAACTTCAGACCCGGCGTGTTGCCCATATCCCGCGGACCGAGCGAGGTCACCAGCGGCCGGCTCGCGTCGATCGTGTTCAGCACCGGCCCCACGATCGGCACCGGCAGCAGACCCGGCGTGTCCGTGGTGATCTGGTTCGCGGCCCGCTGGATCGCGTCGCGCTCACGGACACGCTCGATCCGGGCGGCCGCGGCGGCCCGGTGTGGGGCGAACAACTCGGCGAGCTTCTGATCACGGTGGTGCAGGCTGGCGACCAGGTCGACCATGAACGCGCCGGCCGACTGGTACTCCGGAGCACCGGGACCGGCCGCGGCCGCGGGCCGGGTCACCTGCCCGTTGCCGGGCGCGGTGAACGGTGACACCGACGCTGCCTTCAGCTTCTCGTGCTCCTCGATCGGCACGATCTGCTCGTTCAGTTCGGCGATGCGCTGACGCGCGCCTTTCAGGTTTGCCTTCTCCGCATCGACCAGGTCGCGGCCGTCAGCGTCGACCTTGGAGAGCAGTTCGTCGACGAAGTCGAGCTGGTCCTGACGCTCTTTGCGGTAACGGTCCAGTGGGTTGGGCATGGCAGACACTCCACGGTGAACAGAGACGAGAGACTTCCTCGCGTGTCCGGTGTGTGGGTGCCCGTGGTGGCCCTCGTAACGGGGCTCCGGCGGCTGCCCGGCAGACCTGGCGGCGCGTGGCCTTATGGGGTCAGGCTAGCGCGCCACTCCTTCCACTCGTCCACAGACCGGCGCGCCGCCATCCTGGGACGACGGTGCGCGACCTGGGTGACGTACGCGTCGGCGAAGTTGGGGGTAGGGGTCAGCGAGCACTCGACCAGCCGGGCCTCCTTGACCGTGCACCGGTCCAGCGTCGAGGCGTCGTCGGCGTTCCACTCCTCCTGGTCGGTGACCTGCCACTCCTGGAGCAGCGGCTGCCAACCGATGGACAGGCCGGTGAGCACGCCCTCGCGGGCCAGCCGCGCCGCGCGCTGCGCGTCCGGCGCGTCATCCAACGCCCACTCACCCCACAACCCGTCCGGGCGTGCGTCCCACTTGGTGGCCCGCCCGACCGGGAACGACTCGTAGTCGTGGAACAGCAACAGCGGCAGGTCCCGCGCCGCCTCCTTGACCGACTTGTCGAAGCAGGTCCGGGTGAACGACAGCTGGAACCAGCCACGTACGGCCCACGTGTCGAACGGCACGGCCCGCCCGATGATGGTGCGCAGGTTCTCGGTCGCGTCCACGTCGGTGACCTGGGCGGCCATCGGCGGTCCGCCACGTACCCGCTTGACCTGGATGCTCGTCATGGGGTGACCTCCTCAGCGTCGACGACCTCAGTGTCGGTGGGTGCCAGCAGCGACGGCCCGGCCCCCGACGCCAGGCCCAGGTAGGTACGCGCCTCCTCCACCGTCAGGATCCCCGCGACCACCGCGGCCGCGAGCGTGTCAATGGTGGTGGCGAAGTCGTCGCGGGTGAACGCCAGCCGGTCGAACCGCACCCGCCTACCGCGCGGTAGCCACCGCCGTGACCACTCGTCCTCGAAGTCCTTGAGCACCGGCTCGAGGCTGAGGCGCAGCAGGTTGGAGAAGTTCGCGCCCGGGCTCTGGTAGGTCAGGGTCGCGTTCGGCGCACCCAGGTAGTAGCCGTCCAGGTTGGCCATGTTCGCCACGTCGAGCAGCGACAACCGCCGCGACTCGGTCAGCTGCGCGTCATCAGGTGACCAGCCCAGCGGGATGACCTGGGTACCGGCGGGCAGGAACGCGGGTCTGCGGCCCGGGCCGACGAACTTCTCCATCCATGACGTCTTCGCCTCGGCCGCCTCGTCCTCGCCCAGGTCGGGGTTGTTGGAGATCACCGCCACCGACGGGACCGCCGCGGTGGACAGGGTGCGGTGCTCGTAGGACTCCTGCATCGCGACGCGTTCGAGGGACTTCAGGTGCTGCTCGACGATACCGATGCCCCGGAACGGGCAGGACCGGTCCGCGCCGCGGCGTACGTGCACGACCCGGTCGACCTCGAGCTCGGTGCCGTCGACGAGGTACTGCACCCGGCCCGGGTTGGCCGGGTCCCAGCCGATCGACACCCAGGCGGCGGGTAGCCAGGTCGTCGCGGAGGGCCAGCCGAGCGAGTCGTAGGCGGTGATGTAGTTCAGGCCGTTGCCGTTGAGCAGGTAGTCCTCCACCTGCACGCCGACGAACCAGCCGGCCGGCGCGTTCGGGTCGGGCTGGTCCAACAGGCGCGGCCGCGGTTGCAGGACCGTACCGCGGTAGTCGTCCATCGGCATCTGCTTGAGCGAGCCGGTGTAGATGTTCACCGCCCGGGACAGGCCCGGGATCGCCATCGCCGACGGGGCGTCCCACACCAGCGGCGAGAGGTTGTCGGTGTCGACGTACTCGTGGGGGAACAGGATCCGCGTCCACGGCTGGGTGGGTAGTGGCCCGGTCCGACCACCGCGTGAGGACCACGGCGTGAACAGCGACGCCGCCTGACGGACCATGGCGCCCGGGTCACTGGGAAGGCGCGCGACAGCCGAGCTGACCAGGTTACCCACCCGGGTCACAAGATCGGGCCGGACCACGACACCAGCGTACGGGCACCCCGTCAGTAAGTGTCGGTAGCGCTGTCAGCCGTTACTATTGTCCGCATCGTCACCGTTGGGTAACCGGGTCTGAGTTTGTGTTGCCGGGACGGCGGGGCGCGGGGAAGAGCAGCGGCGGCCGAGGGGACGTCACCCGGTAGCCGATCCATCGGGTGGTCGAGTGCCGCCGCTGCTTACCGCACGACGAACCGCACAGGTGGCGGCGGGGCGTGGTCCCATCCCCACAGTGCGAGGGTCGCGGCGACCAGCCCGGCGATCGAGTCCGATGAGGCGCGCCGGCCCCAGACCCACCGTTCGCCCACTGTCCGTTTCACGGCCGCGGCGGCGGCGGCGTCCAGAGCGGGATGGGGGCGGATGCCGATCTGGCCTTCCACGATTGCGTTCAGCATGGTCGGGCAGGCAACCGTGTACTCGTCGATCGTGATGGGACGCAGGCTGAGGCGGGCACGGATAGCCGCGTCGCCGACGTCGACGGCTGGGCCGAACCGGTCGTAGACCAGCAACCTCGGCCGCAGCTTCGCGACCAGTTCCCTCAACCGGGGCACCAACCAGCTGGTGCCCTCCCGCACGTCGACCAGTTCGACATGAACGCGGCCGGCGCTGTCGCGCCAGGCTATGCAGATCGCGGCGTCGCGCCCGCCCAGGCCGACGTCGAATGCGAGCGCCATCCCGCCGGGTGCGGGCAGCTCGGTCAGTGTGTCCTCGGTGTTGGCCCACAACAGGGCGGGGATGACCCGCTCGGGCGCGCCGGTCCACCGGTTGCCGTAGGCGCGGGCGAACTCCCCCGGCTTCATGATCTTGGCAGCTTTGGGGATCGCCTCGGGGCGCAGGGTGTACCGGTTGGCGGGGTGGGCGGCGGCGACCGCGGCGAGGTCGGTCGGGTCGGTCTTGTCGTCGATGCCGTACTCGATGTAGCAGATCCCGGAACGCACGCCGGCGTCGACGCTCGCGCGGCCGGCGTCGCGCAGCGCGGCGAGCCAGGTCGAGCCGGCGTGCCCGGCCGCGGAGATGACCCACATCTGCCCGGCGACGGTGGCAAAGGTCGGCAGGATCGCCTGGGTGAGCTCGTCCCCGCGGACCTCGTCGAACGCCCAGCCCTCGTCGACGCAGACGAAAATGTTCGCCTTGCCGTGCAGGGCGTCCGGGACGGGCGCGAACACCCGGTACGTCGAGCCGTTCGGGAACGTGACCGTCTCGCTGCCGTTGGACTCGCGGACCTTGCACACCGGTTTGCGCAGCGCCGAGCGGCCGATGCGTTTGACGACCTGCATCCAGTTGTCTCGGGCGTCCTCACGCTTCTGCGCGGTGTACCAGGCGCCGACGTCCGGGCTGGTCAGACAGCGCTGCGAGGCGGTCGACCCGACCAGCGCGGTCTTGCCGGCCTGGCGCTGCACGATGAGGACGACCAGGTCGTACGCCCACTCGCCGGTGACCGGGTCGACCTCGCCGGCCACGTCGGAGGCGGCGACCTGCCACGGCATGAACGGCCAGGACAGCACCGCGCCGAGCCGGGCGACCTGCGGGCCGTAGGTGGCCCGGTCAGGACTGCGCGGTGTCGCCCACCGTGGGCTGACCGGGGTCGGGCCGGGCGAGGCTGGCGATGAGGTTGGCGAGGCTGTCACGGTCACCGCCCCGCGACGACGGGTCCAGCCGCAACCGGGCCAGCGTCGAGGCGAGCTCGCCGGCGAGCCGGGCCACCGCCCACTTGTCCTGCTCGCCGGCGGCCTGGTCCAGGGCCCGACCTACCGTACGGGCCACCGCGACCAGGCCGCCGTCGACGTCGGCCAGGGCCTTGTCGCGTTTCGCGGCCGCCACCGCCCGGTCGACCGCCACCTCCACCCGGCCCTTGACGGCCCGGCGGGTACGGAACAGCGGCGGCTGGTCGCCCGAGCGGCGGCCCATCTAGGTCAGCAGCACCGCGACTAGCGTCGCGATACCGAGCACCGTACCCAGCGCCGCGATCACGACCAGCCACGTGGCCAGGCGGTGGACCCGCTCGGTGAGCAGGTCCAGGTCCAGGCGCTGGTAGCCCAGGTCCGTCGCGGTCGCCGTCATGTGGTTCACGACCATCGGCGCGAACTCGTTGGCCAGGTAGTCGGTGCGTTGGAACACCGTCCATGACGCACCACCAGCGGAGTACCGGTTGCCGGACGGGTCGATGTCGTAGCCCCATACGTCCTCTGCGGACACCTCACCACTCCATTCTTCGACGGTCTCGCCCCGCAAGACGGACAGCAGGGCGTGCTTGTTGTCCTGGCTGGTGGACTGGTCACGGTTCTCCGAGAAGTGCAGGTGCCACAGGTGGCTGGAGTCCGAGGACGCCGCGTGACCGTAGCGGCAGTCCCAGCCCTCCACGTGACTGTCGGTGTCGGCCTGGCCGTAGAACTCCCGCCACCCGTTCAGGCGCGGGTCGTCCATGTCCTGCGCCGAGGACAGCAGCCGTTTCGTGTACCTGGAGATCCGGCTGTAGTCACCGGACTGGGCCTCCGGGAACGTCCAGTCCAGGCCGCACGCCTTGTCGCCCAGACCCTCCTGGTCGGGCGGGTCGTCGCAGACCGAGTAGTCGTGGGACGGCAGGTTGTGCCGGGCGTTGTGGTAGCCGGGCTTGTTCGCGTAGATGCCACCCAGCACGGAGCTGGGCTCCATCGCCTGCAACGACTCCCACAGCCGCCACATGGCGTCGGTGACCCGACTGGGGTTGGGGTTCGTGGCCACGGCTCAGGCGCCCTCGGCGCAGTCGTCGAACTCGAACCGTGTGGACCCGTTGTGACCGTGCACGGCGGCCGCGTCCATGAACGTGTCCCACACGACCGTGCTGCACCGGCTGCCCTGCCAGCGGACCACCGTCGTCCCGTCGTCGAAGATCACACCCCGGGCCACGACACCGGTCCCGCTGTAGCCGGTCGGGTCCGCGTCGCGGTGCATCGTGAACGTCCTCACCGCGCCACCTCCACCTGGTCGGGAGGCCGGAACACCCACCGGCTCTTCGGGTCGTGCGAGCGTTTGTGGTCCTTCGACCGCAGCCACGCGGGCCTGGACACGTCCCAGGTCTCGCGCGGGTGCACGAGCTGCACGCCGCAGTGCGGGCACGCCAGGTCACGACGTTTCTTGTACCCAGCCTTGCAGGCCGGGCAGTGCTCAAACTCTCGGAACATCCTCGTCCTCCTCCTGCGCATCGGTACAGGCCGCGTGGACCGGGATGGCAGACGCCGCCCACGGGCCGAAGTGGTAGTCGCTGGACTGACGCACATGCCCGGGCCAACGGCCCACGTACACCAGCGCCACCCGACCCTCGCCCAACGTGCTCTCACACACCGGGCACCGGTAGTCGGCAAGCTCGTCCAGCGGCCCGACGACCAGGTACGCCGCCACATGCGCCCGTACCCTCGGCGCCACCCACACCGGGATCACGGCCGCAACCTCCACTGCCCGAACCGGCCCGCCTGCCGGACACGACGCAGCCGACCCACCAACAGCGGCGACGACGCGAGCGCCGCCGGCTCGTCCAGCAGCCGGTTCAGCCGACGGAAGTACGCCACCGGCGTCCAACCGAACTGGTCGGCGATCGCCTGGTCCTGCATACCCGCACGACGCCACCACGACGCCGCGAACGCCAGCACCCGCACATCCGTTTCATCCAAAGTAGACACTCCCTTCAATTATATAATTGACGTCTGTCGCTTTATTGGGATGAACTACGCCGGGGGTGGGGGTCCCTGGGGGGAGAGGGAGCGACAC